CACTTTTGATATATCCACAGCCAAGTGTTTAGCTCCGGTTGATATCGCCTTTGTTCTAACATAGTAACAAAGTGTTTTCAATCCTTTACCCCAAGAATGGAAGTGTGATGATGAAATTTTTGATAATGTTGGGTTAGACATATAGATATTCATTGATTGTGATTGGTCAATAAATGGTGCTCTGTCTGCTGCCATATCAATAAGTTCTCTTTGAGATATCTCCCAAATTGTTTTGTATTTTGGAATTAAATGTTCAATTCTCTTAACTTTCTTATTATAATTCTTGTCTTCGGTGTCTAAATAATTATTAAAATTAATGTTCTGAACAGAACCTTCATTCATAATAATCTCATTTTTTAAATCCTCACACCAAACACCTAACTTTTCAAAATCGTTAATTAAGTATTTGTTAACAATTAAAATTTCTCCCCCAACTACACGACGATTAAATAATGCCGAGTGAGCCGGTTCTGTCATTTCAAATGAACCTGTAATCTTAGCAGAAGACGCAACTGGCATTTGAGCTGTGAATAACGAGTTACAAACCCCGTGGTTGGTCACATCTAATTTAAGTGAGTCCCAATCCCACATTCTACCTAACCCTTCATAATCTAACCCCCACATATCAAATTGGAATGTACCTTTTGACATTGGTGACCCTTTGAAGAATTTGTATGGTTTGTATTCACCTGATTTACATAATTCCATACTCTCGGTGATTGCCGCAAAGTAGATAGTTTCAAAAATCTCTTTGTTTAATTGTTTTGCCTCTTCAGATGTGAAGATATAATCCATTAAGAAAAATACGTCAGCGAGACCTTGAGTTCCAATAGCAATCGCTCTTTGTTCTAATCCACCTTTTCTACCTTGTTCAGTTGAATAACTATTGATATCAACAACCTTGTTAAGTGCTCTTACAACCTTTCTAACTTCACTATAAAGTAATTTAAAATCAAACTCACCTTTAATAATAAAGTTTTTCAATACCATAGATGATAATGTACAGATTGCTGTAGTGGTCTCATCAGTATATTGGTAAATCTCATTACATAGGTTAGATTGTTTAATCACACCAATATTTTGATGATTCGTCTTTCTGTTAGCACTATCTTTAGAACATAAGTAAGGAACTCCGGTCTCAACTTGAGATTCAATAATTTTATTCCAAATTGTTTGAGCTTTCACTTTTTTACCAAGACCAAGTTCAACAGCTTTGTTGTAGTTTGATTCATACTCATCACCGTAAGCATCTTGTAATGGTTTGATACCCGCTTTAATAATATCGTTAGGACAGAATAAATACCAATCATCGTTGTTCTTAACCGCATTCATAAAGTTATCCGGTAACCAAATTGAGGTAAATAAATCTTTTGCTCTCAATTCTTCAGCACCTGTATTCTTTTTAATTTCAAGTAAGTCCATTATGTCTTTATGCCAAGGTTCAATGTAGATAGCTGCACTACCCGGTCTTCTACCTTGTTGGTTAAAGAATCTTAACCCTTCATTAACAATCTTTAAGTATTTTAATAAACCACCCGCAAATCCTCCTGATGAGTTAATACGACTTTCTTTACTACGAATGTTAGACATACATAATCCAATACCAGCAGCATCAGATGAATACGTTGAAATGTCATTAAAGGTATCTAATAAACCTTGTCTTGAATCCCCATTATTGTATTTCAACACACAAGACGCTAATTGAGGTGTTTTAGTTCCCGCGTTAATCATAATTGGTGTTGCCGGAGATATAACTTGATTTGATAATGAATTGTAGTATTCAACAGCTTCTTCATATGATTTAGTTACCCATAGAGCAACTCTCATATACATATGTTGAGGTCTTTCAATAACTCTACCTTCAGGATTTTTTAACAAATACATTTCTTGTAATGATTTCCACGCAAAATAATCAAAATTATAATCATTCTCGTGATTTATTACAGAATCAATATTTTTAGGACCATATTTTTCAATAGTTTCCATTAACTTATTGTTAATGATACCATCAACGTGTAAAGTGTGCATTGTGTTACAGAAACTTTCATCAGTTTCTTTGTGATACGCAGAAATAGCAACAGATGACGCTAATCTTGAGTAATCGTGATGACTACCGGTATATGCCGCAGCAATCTCATAGACCAATTTATCTAACTCTTTAGTTGTAATAACACCCTCAGTCGGAACCGAAGTAATCACCTTAATGAATACCTCATCAGCGTTAACTTTTAACCCTTTTGAAGCTTGTTTAACTCTACTATATATTTTTTGAGGGTTAAACGATACTTCGTCTCCCCCTCTTTTTTTTATCTTTAGTGACATCATATTAAAAATCGTCTGTAAATGTTAATGACTCACCTAATTTAGCTTTCTGATACTCCATAGTTCTTGACTCAAAGAAGTTACCTTTTGTCTCAACAGCAATTTGTTCCATAAATTTGAATGGTTGTTCAACGTTAAAGTGTTTTTTACATCCAAACTTAATTAGTAATCCGTCTGTTACAAATTCAAGATATTGTTTCATTAAATTTGAGTTCATACCAATTAAAGATACTGGTAATGATTCAGTAATAAATTCTTTCTCAATCTCTAAAGCTGACAATAAAATTTCTTTAATTCTTTTCTCCGTTGGTTTGTTCTCAACGTGATTGTTAATCAAATGAATAGCAAAATCACAATGTAAGTTCTCATCTTTGAAGATAAGACTATTAGCATTACATAATCCTTGCATAATACCTCTTGATTTCATCCAAAAGATAGAACAGAATGAACCGGAGAAGAAGATACCTTCAACAGCAGCGAACGCTACTAATCTTTCTTGGAAGGAAGCGTTCTCAATCCAATCAAGAGCCCATTTAGCCTTCTTTTGAACTGCCGGTAATCTATCAATTGCGTGGAAACACTCGTCCTTCTCTTTTTCATCAGATACGTAAGTATCAATCAATAATGAATACATTAAAGAGTGAATATTCTCCATCATAATTTGAAATCCGTAGAAGAATTTTGCTTCAGCATACTGAACTTCTTTTAAGAAATTTTCTGCCAAGTTTTCATTTACAATACCATCAGACGCTGCAAAGAACGCTAATATATTTTTAAGGAAAAATCTTTCATTATCAGATAGATTTTCCCAATCTCTAATATCGTTAGATAAATCTACTTCTTCTGCAGTCCAAAACGCTGCTTGGTGTTGTTTGTAAAATTCCCATATATCATTATGTTCAATTGGGAAAATGACGAATCTGTCATTATTTGGTTCTAATATTTTTTCTTTCATATTAATTATTTTGTTGTTGGTTTTTTTCTTTTCTTTTATCTAACAAATCTTTTATTCTTTGTCTATTTCTTTCTTCGGTTTGTTCTTCTAAACCTAAGAATGTTACTGAACTCTCAGTATCAATCTCTAACATACCATTATCAAATTTACAATTCTCAAATACAACCCCATCATCACCAATACGTGATTTAGTAATTGCTATGGTCGCTAGTTTCATTTCTTTTTGTTGTAGAGATTTAGCCACGGAAATAATTACGTGCCCAACCTGAGCCTTTTTAATAGAACCACCCATTTGGTCGGTTGTTACAACATCCGAAGATATTGAACTTCTATTACCTTGAGTTGCTGTCCACCCTACCAAGTCAAGTTCGTGACACATAGATTCAAAACCTCTCATCACAGACCCTTCAGATTTCCATTCATCCCCCAAGTTTTTATCCGGAACCACACAATCAATGTAGTCCAACAATACCATATCAACTTTGATTCCTTCCGAAATCATTTTTCTGATTTGGTTTTTAATCTGCATCATTGTTACAGTATCGGATGGAAGTTTTTTAAGTATCAATTCATTAGGCATTTTCTCCTTAATTTCTTGAACTTTAGTTATTACTTCATCTTTTCTTAAAGACAATTCATCCGGATGGATTTTTGTCCATAATGTAATGTGTTTACGTTGAATAATCTTTGGGTTATCCTCGAAGAATATTTGTAAAACATTGTATCCCAAATTAAATGCGTGATTTGAGATTTTTGTAAGTAAAGTAGATTTACCTACACCTGTTGGTGCTAAAATAACACCGATTTCACCTTTTGCCAACCCTCCTTTTAAGAGTCTATCTATCCCCGGAATACCCATCGGTATCGGATGACGATAATCTTCGTTTAAAACATCATCTAAATTACTAAAAACACTTTCAGTTCCCTTTTCGTGTTCTCCAACTTGTAATGCCTTACTAACCATCTCCTCTAATGTGTCATAACTCTCAAACTCACCAGTGTCGATGATTTTTTGAGCTTTAACCATTACTTTCTGTAACTCCTGTTGTTTACAGAACTTCATTGATTTTTCTTGTACAAATTCAGCTCCTTCAAGAGTAGATTCCTTAACTTTTGTAAGGGTGTCAATAATAATTTTTGCAGCTAAAGGTTGTTGTATCTCAGATTTTGTAATTTGTTCTAATGTGTCAAAGGTTGGGGTATGTTCGTATTTTGTATAATACTCCTTAATCATTTGAATGATTAATTTGAAATATTTATTCTCAAAATAACTTGTTTCAATCACATCTATAATTGACCGTGAAAAGTCTTTGTCGATAATGATTTGGTTTAATAATTGTATCTGAAATGTACTACCTAGATACTCGAAATTTTTGTTTGACGCCATATATTTTTCTTTTAGTGTATTAATAAATACTACACACTTAGGTTAATATCCATATATTTTTTTGTTAAATTTTTAGACGAAAAGATGTCAGTCAAATTCATCAACAAGTTTTTTAGGTGTGGGCGTACATCCACAGTATATCTTATCTTTGGAGGGTATACTTTAGCATCCACCTGTCTATGACAAATTGTCACATCATTTTGTTTGATGAAGATGTTGAAGTACTCCGGACCATCAATATATGACGTATCCAAAATAGCCGGATTGTTAATAATTTCGTACATATTATCTGTCATATACGTTACGGTTTTTAACGATAATTGTTGTTTAATATCATCCTTAAAATCTCTCAATAACTCATAAAGTTCTAATGAGTTTTTTGCCTCATTGTTAAACTCTCTCACGTTGAAAAATCTCTGTACAATGATGTTGTCATTTACCATCATTAAGAATTCTAATTTTACCGATTCTTGGTCTTTCATAATTTTTAATTAATTGTTTTTGTAATTTCTTTTTTCTTTTCTTGTTAGTTTCATAAAGGGTCTAACAAAATTAACCCACGCATCATCCACCTTTGGTAGATACTTGAAAAACCCATCCTCCATCATCATCTTTATAAGATTCCTATAACCCCTCCCATCAGGGTCCAAAGTTTCCTTATAATATAATTCAACAAGTTCCTTACCTTCTTCGGTTATTAGAGGATTTGATAAATCAACAATTTTTTGGTTAACTTCAAAAAACTCATCACCATATACTCCGGTTCTTGTTTTCCCTGATAATAGATTCTGTAAAGTCTTATTACTTCTATTCTCTTTTAGTAGGATTTCAGCCTTTTCTAAAATATCGGAAACAGAAACGGTTTTTTCAAGTAACTCAGGAAAAAACTTAATTAAAGTTTTCTCTCCCAACCCTGATATACCATCAATATTGTCCGACTTATCACCGGATAAAATCTTATAGGTACGAACATTTTGATGTGGAAAATAATAATATTCCAACATCACTTTGTCTCCGTTTCTGAATGTTTGTTTTGTTTTTGGATAATACACAGATACCTTATCAGAGATAAGTTGGATAAGGTCTTTGTCCCCCGAGAATATGGTAATAGTTTCGTCTGTAGCTATTTTACAATACCACGATATAAGGTCATCCGCCTCGTTTTTTTCGACGTTTATTTGTCTTATATAACACTCTTCCAAATACTCCTTAATTCTCTCTTTTTGTTCTTCAAAAGATTGGTCTCTAAAGTCATCGGTTATACGTCGCTTTTCTTTATATTGGGGATATAATGTTTTTCGGGTAAGGGAATTATCATCACCATCCCACATAACAACAACCTTATCGTAATTTTCTTCGTCTATAAGTCGGCGAAGGGTATTCACAAAGTGCCAAACAGCTCCTATGTGTTTTGTTCCGTTAAAAAAATCTTTAACCCCGTGAAACCCAATCTTTGTTAGGTTATTCCCATCCACTAATAGTGTTTTAGTCACTCGTTTTGTTTGTATTCGTTACTATAATATTTTGTTACTCTTTTTCTTCTTTCAAATCAAAATCACCATCAGTTCCTATAATTTCTCTCCAATAGTCGGCGTATTCTTTTTTATATTTTTCAATATTTGATTTTTCTTCCGTAGAATCTTTACCCGCTAAAAATCCGTGTGGGGTTACAATAATCTTACCATCTTCATAACCCAATCCGTTAATGTGATTTTTTAAGACTGAAACTTTACTTCTAATCGCAAATTTGATGCTTCTTTTATCTTTGGTAGCGGTTATCTTATTTGTTCCCGCACCTTTTTGATTACCAAATAAAAATACTAATGAAGAATTTAACCAAATAGCATTTCCGCCCTTTGCCATAATTTTGGGTTGACCAAATGGATTATCCGGTAACTCCACCCAAGGCTGATTCACGATAATTAAAGTGTTTTCATATTTTGAATCTGACCTTCTACTACCTGAAATTCTTTGATTAATACCCATACCAATTTTATCAGATAACGCTCCGGCGGTGTGTTGCTTCCCACCTTTTCCGTCAAAAGTCATTTTGCAAGGAACACTACCCACACTATCCCACATTATACATAAACTGTAATCTAACTCTCCTTTTTCTTGAGCGTCAAGTAACGAATTAATATAATCAGTGATTTGTTCAATATATTCAAAATTATTGTTAAATATAAAGAATCCATCCCAATCTAATTCTCCGGTTTCTTCATCAACAACTTCTTCACATTCAAACCCCATTAATTTGGCGTGCTCAAACGACCATTTCTGTTCAGTAATAATAAAGACCGGTAAAATACCTTTTTTTTGAGCACTAACAGCGGTTTTAACTAACGCGGTTGTTTTTCCTGTATCAGAATGACCCAAGAACATATTTAAGTGCCCTATAGCCGGACCAGGTAATCCCACAGCGTCCAAGAAGTCAGGACCTAAATCAAAAAAATTTTGTGGTTTGTATTTTGCAGATGTTGAGAATTTGTCCTTAATGGACTTAAAATCGTGTTTTTTTATCGCCATATGTCTATGTTAATTTAATTTTTTAGTTTGTTTAGACAAGTAGGACACCAAGTAATCTCAGTGTCCAAGTTATATGTCCAAGTTTTTTTTTGATTAGAACGGCATATCAGAATCTTCTTCAGCGTCCGCTTGTGGGTCAATCGGAGCAGATGATTTAGAACCACCAAATGAAGTTTCATCTTCAGATGAATCACCATAATCGTAACCACCTTTATCAGAGTTCCATTTTGGAGTTTCACCTCTTGCGATAGCCTCTAAGTATTCAACCGGTTTTTTAGAATAAACATCTTCCCAAGTTAACTCATCATTAATCCAAGAGTTAGCAAGTTCTTTATCCGAATGAACAGGTTCAGCATCGTCATACATAACAGTTTGAATAACAGTGTAGTAAGCCCCTTTTGGAGTTTTTGCCTTAGTTAATTCTAAAATAAGGTCTCTACCTTTTTCAGGGTCAGCAATATCTCCTTTGTTTCTGTAGATAGGGATAATTTTATCATAGATTCCCTCATTTTTGTAGTTAGATTTGAATCTCCAAAATTTAACACCATCTTCTTCGTTATCTCTATCGATAACTTTAACAATGTAGAATTTACGTGATAAGTAATTTGATGCCAATTTTTTATCAGCTTCTTTACCTGTTGAACGTAATTCTTCGTAAACCTCTGTTAAAGGTGAACGTTCGTTGTCATTTTTTCCCGGGTCATAGAATTTTTGGAATTTTCCATCAACTTGAATCTCGTGGTACCAAACTTCTTTAAATGGTGAAGAACCATCTTTTGTTGGTAAGATTCTTAATCTTTTTTGTCCTTGGGTCTCCTTATCGGTAAGGATTGCCGCGAAGTATTTTTTCATTCTTTCTTCTTGTGTAAATTTTGAGGTAGAAGAAGTACTACCTTGTTTAGCTTTCTCGTATTGAGCTAAAACTGCGTCTAATGAATTTGTCGCCATAGTGTTTAAAATATTTAAAGGTTTATAAAAGTATAAGTGTCAGCCGTGGGTTTGTCAAATTGTTTGTGAAAATAAAACGGACTTTTTTAGTCCGTTTTATTTATCTTAATTGTTGGAATGATGTTGGTTTTCCTTCATCACCAAAATTTCTAAATGTTTTTTTAATTTCAATTGGTGAATAATCTTCAACATCATCTTGAGTTAAAATATATTCATTTTTTCCGGATTTTTCCATATCCTCTTCTTTATCATCAAAAAATTGACTTAATTTTTGGTTGAATGGTCCCGAATCTAAACTTCTAAGTTCTAATTTTTCTTGAGGAGTTTTTTCTCTATATTTTTCAATCTTCATTTCTAAGTCATTTAATTTAGTCATAATACCATCCATTTCACCTAATTTACTTTCTAAATTATCTAAATGTTGGAATAAGTTTTCAAAATACTCTTCTTGTTTTTGTTCAACTTTTTTCTGAGATTTTACTAAATCGGTAATATCCATTTCTTCAGTTTTACCTTCAGAATCTCCTTCACCAACTTTTTCTACATCAGGGTCATTTTCTAAATCAACCGGTTGTGGTCCTGCGGGAGCTGCAGGAGCGGCAGGAGCAACATTCGGGTCAGCGGGGGCCGGAGCTCCACCAGGTGGTGCTACGTTAGGGTCTCCCTCACCCGGAGGTGGTGGTAAAGTAGCATCTTGCTCAACAATATAATTATTGATTGAATTATATCTAGCAATTTCTTCTAAAATTCTATTATCAATTTTTTTCATCTTATCCGTTTAATAATTGTTTTACACCAGTTGTTGTTTCAACTTGTATTTTTCTATTTTGACTCATTGTGTTGTCAACTCTTTCGATTAAACCGTCTTTCATTCTAATTGTATAACAATCTCCTGAATCTAAATCGCAAACTTGCTTTGAACCGTTACCCATATCTTTTTCAGTTGTACGGGTTTTTTTACCTAAGTAATTTTCTAATAATGATTTTGTATCCATAATCTTTTTTATATATAAATATCTGTTAGTTAAGAAAAATTTAATTTAACAGGTTGTTCCGTTTTTAGAACATCGTTTACCATCCCAAACAATTTCCATACCGGTATATGGTTTAGAATAACAATTACAACAAATATCATCTTTAATCGCATCCCAATCACCAACATCAATTATCTGACGATATGTAAATCCTTCTTCAGGACAATCCAATGGCATAATAACCTTATTACGTATAAATCTTAATTCTGAAAACGCGTTAATTTTAACAATAAAAGCATTTTGATAAGTATTATCATTACGAACTAGTTCTATCGCCTCAATAGCGTTAGCATTAGTTACGAATGAACCTGTATTATTTTGATTAGTGTTCATAGTAAAAGTAGCAATTTCAACTAAATCCATTTGACCCGGAAGATATAATTTAGCGGGGTATGATTGACTTAATATATTACCATTACTAAGAATAACAAAATCACCACTTAAAGACCCGTTACTATTTATTTTTAAATTGTTAAAGAAATAAGTGTTTAAAACTAATGAATCTTCAAGAATACCTTTATCACCACTAGTTGTCGGAGGTGCCGTTGACGGTGCCGGAGTTGTTGCCGGTGGTGTTTGATTAGTGTTATTTCCACTTGCCGGATTATATTCTTTAATAGCGTTTTGAACATTACTTTCGATTGTTGTAATATCCGTTGGATTCATTGTGGTATAAACAGAATCTGTTTTTGGTATATCTGCATTACCGTATAATATTAAAAATTTAGCAATATCTTTTGCACTAATACTATTAATTGTACCAACCCTATCTTTATATCTTGAAATTAAAAATTCAATATTTTGATTTAAACTAGTAAAAGTAACGTATGGTGTGTTTGAATTACTACAATAGTATTTTTTTGTTTTAAAAAATTCGTTAATTGATGGTCCCCAATCCTGTAATAAATCAGTATTACTATAATTATATGATTGTGTTTCAAACTGATTATTATTATTTGAACTCAAATACATTTTAGCAAAGACAGCGTAACTTAATTTTTGGTCTATTTGTTTTGAAGATAATATATCTATAACCTGTTTATATGTTGCTACAGTATTTCTTTTATCATCACTAGGTGTAAATTTGTTATATTTTTCATTAGGCGTACAATTTTGACTATTACTTTGTTTTGTACCATCTTGTTTTGTATTTTCATCAACATTATCTTTGGTCTCTTTTTTAATATCACTATTATTTGTTGTAGACTTAATAGCCTTTTCTTTCTCTTGTTTATCTTTTTTATTTTTTTCGATAATTGATTGTAACAATGTTGTTTTTAAAGATTGAATATAATTGTCCACCTTAGGTAATGATGCAGTTGGTTGTCTAATACCCTCAAACGTTGTTTCAAAGTTACCCGGAGATATTGAATGATTAACTGTTTGAATCATATATGGACCACTAAACATAGGAACATATCTTAAATTAAAATACATTGTAGGTTGTATCATAGCATTACCCATCATAGTTACTTGACAAGAATAACTTCTATTTTTATATAAATTATATAATGAATTGTTTTGGGTAGCACCTCCTCTATTGTTTGATTGATTAGCCATTTGATTTAAAACTTCTAATGACTCAGCGGTCGCCTTTCCCGGATTTTGACTAACATTAAATCCTTGGAAAATAGATTGATTTTGAGGCCCAATATCCACATTAAACCCAACAACTTTGTTTGACTTATCCCAATCGTTTTTACCTATTTGGTTTTCCACTAATGGATTATCAACACGTCTTAAATCAAACGCATCACTTCTGTAACGATAATCAACATTCTCTTTTAAATCTAATTGTTCACTTGGTTTACCAGCATAAAAACAAACCATTTTTGCCGATGAGTTTCTATAATCAACATTCATAAATGTACCAAATAACGAGTTTGCAAACTCTAAAGTTCCCTCCGGTTTTGGTTTTGGATTTTTAACAGCATCCTGAACATTATAAAAATTAACATATGATGGTATATTCATCACAACAAAATTATTTTCAACTAATATTGTTTGGATGTACACTAACATAGTTGTTTTAACATTAATGTCTGTTAAGTTATTTTTTAATTTTTGTACATCAACAAGAATCAAATTACCAACATCTCGACTTGCTCTATCCAATAATAAAACATCTTCAAATAATGTTTTTTCTTTAAAATCAGTTCCCGAAATCCATTTATCATTCGTAGCCTTAAATGACTCCCATAATTCAAGTTTAGTTTGTTTACTCTCTAAAACAGTTTCAGGTTTTTCTTGAGGAGTAAAATTAACATTTGGTAATGATTTTTGTATTTTAATAATAGTACTATTAATAATTCTATCATTAAATGAATCTAAATTATCTAAATAACCATCCATTAATTTAACAAACTTATCATAATTCAAAGTGTTGTCTTTTAATTTTTGAGTAGCATATATTTTAATAATTGGTGCTAATTTTTCAATATTATAAACATCAAACGCAATATTACAATCAATAAAGAAATCCGTAATATATGAACCCCCATCTTTATAGGTTAATTGAGGTATCTCAGAAAACCCAACATAAGTATCCAACGCTCTCCACTCTAATGGATATGTTGTAATTGAATTATTTAAGGTTGTTCCTGTAGGTAATGAATTTGGTGTAACATAGTTATAATAATCCCAAGTAACCGGTGTGGCCATATAATGTTTACTACCACTAACAGAATACTTACTTGTAAAAGTATAAAACAATTGTTTATTAAATGATGATGGATTACCTATTTTAAAATAACTGTTATAATTTAAAAATTGAGAAATTATATTTGAAACATTTGTTAATTGTTTTGATTGAACTTCTTCAACCGATAAATTATTATTTAAATCAGTATTAGGAATTTTCATCATATTTCTCATTAATGATTGAAAATTTTTAAATGATTTTTCAGTATCTGTATCTGTAGAGTTAGGGTCAACTTCATAATTATAGGTCGATACTGAGAAGTTTAAAAATTCATTTTCAAATTGGTCTAAAGCATCCCTATCAAACACCGAAAACATTTCACTCATTTTTGTATAATCAGTTGACCTCCCATTTATTGAGAAATTTTCTTGAGCAGATTGACCCGAAAATATTTCTTTTAAATAATGAATAGGTTCAGGTTTACTAACTTTAGCATTATCAAAATATCCGTAATTGGGTGCTGTCCAAAATAATCTAACAGACCCATTATACATAGAGGTATTCCCCGACACATTTTCAATCATTTGACCTAAAATGTTAAAACACTCACTTTGTGTTTGATTAACTAAACTTCCATTAGATGGAAATACAAATTTATATTGACCATAATCCCCATTGACCGATACCGACCAAGGTATTACTCGATTATTTATTGTGTATGCTGTAGGAACTCCTTGTACGTTATTAATAACCGCTTCCGGAACATAAGTCATAACAAGACCATCAGTAAATCCTTTTTGAATATCACTGTTAGTATATCCTGTAAAAATATCATATCCTTGATAAAAAACATTAAAATCGTTAATTAATTTAGGGTAAAATCCTGTATTAATTGTTGTATTATAACTTATACCACCAACCGTTGTGGCCGTCAAATACTGTTCCAACACAATTGTTGTTGTACCAGTTTGTCCCGGAAGTATGACTGAATACGTCTTTGTTTTACTATTAGTTACCGGGTCAAAATTATTAACATAATCAAAATTCTTCCAAGAATTAGTTAAGATATCAACATTAGTATTAACATATTTTTTATAACGATGCCAAATTGAACCTATTTTTAAAACCCAAGCATACGGAACCTTATGAACCGCAGCAAATTTTTTCATAGATGCAAATATGTAATCCAAACTTTCATCAGAATAGTTTGTTTCATTACCTGTATAATTTTTATATTTCTCTCTTAATGTTGATAGTGGTAAACTATTAATAAATAAATAAGCAGCACTAAGATATGGATTAGTGGCACCATTTTTATTACTTTCAACCCCTTCCTGAATTGCGTTTATAAAATACGGAGTATTAAAAATTGATGTTGTTTGATAGTTACTAACTATTCCACTATAATTTAAATATTTAACATCACCTTCAGTTGGTAATTGATTTTCATATGTTCTAGTCGCATAAAAGTTTCTAAAATCATTATTAATTATCTCAGGTGTTTTTATGTTTTTATAAACAAAATTAGTTATTGGTTTTTTAGTGTCCTCAGATTGATTATCGTTAAAATTTGAAACAATTTTTTTAGTTGGATTATATAATAATGTTTTAGTCGTATTAAACGCCAATTTTTCATCAGTAGCGATTCCATTAGCTAAACTACTTTTAACCCAATTATTATCTGTAAACGGATAAGTGTCGGTAAAATCATATTTATTTGAAGTTGTTGATGTTGCAACATAATCAACAATATCTTTTTCATTATTTAACGAAACTAATGGTTGTGAAACCGAACTGTCCATCTCACTATTAGGTATAAATGCAAATGAAGCATTCTCAACCGTATTTTTAATATAACCCGTATTAAAAATTCCTCGTATATAATTTTGCCAACTAGCTCCATTCCCTTCATTTGAAATATGTTTTAAAACCGCTTGGAAATTATTAAGATTATACTCCTTTAATGTCTTAATCAATTCAACATCACTATTATCAGATACACTATCTTGTATATTAATAGACTCTCCCTCACTAATGACGTTTGAAACTTTATCCGCCTCCGATGTAAAATTAGTTGTTCTATCTAATTTTGAATAATGAGATGTTAATAAGGTTCTCTCATACATCTCATAAAGATATTTACTCACAACTTTATTTTCATAAATCTCATTGTTTACAGGGAATTCAATTGCCCCTAATGAAACTCTTCTTGGTTCTGTAGCAGAATTTGAAGATTTTGTTGGTGGAGGAGGAGGTGGTGTTTTTTGAGTCATACCATTAATAAATTCCTCAACAAACTGAATTTCAGGCCATACATCATATAAAAAACCTTTTGTTTCTCCAATAATATCACTATCACCCGGATATCTTAATTCATATTTTTCTTGACCATTTTCACCCGGTGTTTGTTTAATTACTTGAGGCCAAGGATACACTGGTTGATTTTTATCATCACCTGAAGTTTTATTATCAGCACTCGCATTTGCAATTTCTTGATTAAAAATCACACCCTTTCTAATTTTACTATCTCTCTGTTCCCAAGCTTTAGTATGAACTTCATCCAATAAACGTAAAAACGCCTCACCATTTGCAAAAATAACCGCCAATACGTTTCTAATTGTTGGAACAAACCCAATCCCATTATCTTTATTTTCCAATAATGACGCAAGAGCTTTAGTTAACGCATCTTCAATTTCATTTCTCTTTGTTTTTAAGTCTTTATTCATTTTATCAGTTAAATCGATAAATGAATTAGTACCCTCAAAAACAAAGTATTGTGATATCGACTGAATTGCCCCGTTTTTAAGAGTTATATCAAGACTCTGAAAACGATTATTATTTTGTAATTCCGCTTGGAATTTTGTTAAATCTTCAGGTGTGGGTTGACTATTTTTTCTTTGTAATTTATATGTTTCCGTTAAATCAATATCATCAGAGGTTATCTTTATTGGAAACACTTTTTCATAAGTAATACCATTAGGTATTGAACATTTTGTAACTTTACCATCAATAGTATAACTACCTTTACCATCAACATTACCACAAGTAACATTTTCATTAAGTAGTTTATTATATTTGTCAAGTATACCTTTTAATTTTGAAATTGCATCATTTTTTTTCTGACCATCTAAATTTTTCTTAAATATGTATATTTTTTGCCCTGTTTTCTTTTTAATATAACAATTTTCATTATCCATAAACTCGTTAAACCAAGAAGTTTTAAGGGTATAAAATACTTCTTTTTGATAATCAAATAATTGATTACCATAAGTTTCTAAATTGGTTAATGGGTCTAAATTTTGTTTGACAAATGAATCAAGAATATTTTTTATAAAATTATCTAATCTATCTTTCATTTGCATTAATGTAATCTCAGGAAAATCAGTAGGTATTAAACCTTTTGATTTATACTCACTATACATTTCTCTAATTTTTTGGTAACCTCTTTCAACAAGAACATTATTAGTCCTTGTTGTTGTACTTGGACCACCACTAGTTTGACTAATATTAAATCGTGATTGATACATATGTGGGGTTGCTAAAAGAGCCCCCATCGTTACATCACTTAGTACCGTATACTTGTATGTATAAAATTTTAAATCAACAGTAAAATTAGATGTTTCCGCATTATATGTTGTTGTAAAATTTTGTAACATTAACCCCAATCTAACCGCTTTACCAAAATAACCTTTAATTGTTAAATAAAATAATGGATATGGTAAATTAAAAAAGGCTGCGTATGGTGAATTATCACCGGCCTCAAATAATGCTCGACCTTTAACATCAACTAATCTGACATCAATTGTTGGTAAAAAATCTAACCCTTGTCTAATATTAATTGAGGTTATACCTAATAATCCATTATCCGTTGCACCGGGTTTACCACCTGAACTAATTGTTTGTTTCAGATAAAAATCATCACTATTATTTGGATTAACAACACTATTAAATGTCGGTTGATTAACACCTTCACCTTTTATAGCGCCTTTACCGGTTAACTCATCAGTATATGAATTATCTAAATAAGCCTTATCTCCCGGTTTTAAAAAATTAATTTTAGCGATAGATATAGTTCTAATAGAATCGTTATTTGCGGTACCAACCGCTAATTTAGTTCTTGGTAATACACTACACTCAAGATTGGCATACATTACCAAATCCTCTTGTTTAACATACCTATCCTTTACTTTATTATCACTATCAATAACTTTGTTTGGGTCAATAATTGTAATGTTGTTGTAGTCGAATTCGACTAATATATTTTCGGTTTTATCTACCATAATAATAGAAATGATTGTCTAATTGTGATTTATATTCTTGTAATGATGATACTAAAGGAAACGGTATTGTCAATATAGCAGCATCCGGTATATTCCATTCCACACCACCAAAGATTGGATTAGCTGCAAGAATCAACCACCCAAATGTTGGGGTCCCATAGTATTGTTGAGATATTTTATCCATTCTAGATTGACCAACTTTGTAAATATATCTCTTATCAGACGATTTACTTGAAATTGAAATATATGGGACAACACTTTGCTCCCCATTCATTAAAAATTCATTATATCTATTGTAGTTTTGTCTATTATTCATTTTTAATTAAATTGAGTTTTATCAGTCCAAATTGTTTTATCACCACCATTATTACCTTGATATAATAACAATAAGTTTTTAGTCTGTTCCTCATTTGAGGATGAAGGTTCTGTAGTATAAGTAAACTTACGAACCTTTCCTTTATTATAAATGTTTTCTTTAGTCCAAGTAATATATTCGTTAGATTTTTTAAGAAGTTTGATATTTTTTTCTTCAGATTCTAATTCTTCTAAAACTTTATCTCTAAATTCACCAACTATCTTATTAAATTGTTTTGATAAACCATTATATGTATTATCTAATTCATTGGTAATAATTTCGGATTTAAATGTATTGAAGTTACTTCTATTATTAAACACCTGTGCCATTACCATAAAAAATCTTTTATCCGATGGACTTTGGAAAACCGCTGACGTAAATCCTCCTGGACCGGAATAATCATCACTAATAATGTTATAATCAGTACTACTTAAAACTCTATCATAATCATTCATTCTACCAGCAACTAAATCATAGTCAAATACTAATTCTTGGAATGTATCACTTTGTATTTGTGCACCGGAAGTGTTGACTTCTTCTGTTGCGGTTAATGTATAAATTTTAGGTTTATTATCAATAATAACACCATCAGATAATGTGGTAACATAATTAATTTTTCTAAAAACTTGAACCATATCCTGTTCTTGTTGGACTATGTTATTGCTAATTTCCTCAATACCATTACTAAAGTCAGCCTTTAATGTGTTAATGTAATTTGTTAAATTTGTTGTAACACTTCTAACCGCCGTTGTATCGGTAAACACATCATTCAACCCAACGATTATAAAATTAGTCCCACTTGATATATCATCAAGTAATGTAGTAAATAAATCATCAACTTTATCTTGATAAACAGATTTACCATATATCGTAACTAAGTCACTTGATGTTCCCAAATTGAATTCCCCATCGAGATATTGTCTTTCTTTAGACATTAATTCCCAAATACCACCATTATATGATTTAATAGTACTTTCGCATTGGTTAACTATATTAACAAGATATCCTTGACTTACATCTAATAAATTGTCCATAATTTTTGTATAGGTAATATCACCTGTTTGACCACTAGCACCATTAACGGTTGTTTGAATTTGTCCAATAGTTTCACCCGCAGTGTTTGTTTGTTGATTGTCAACCTGTGTAACTGTTGGTTGTTCATCAATTAATGATTGGAAATATTGTTTATCTAATTTTTTCCAACTATCGTCAGTCCACACAGCTCTTTCATCATAAATTTCCGTATTACCATAGTAGTTAAATGATAACGCATTTTGTAATTGTTCAACCGGTTTTTCAAGACCCATACCACCAATAATATCAAAATTCATTGATACATTAGCAATCATCGGTTGAATACCAATACCTTCAGGGTTCATATCAAAAACCAATGGTTCATAACTAAATGAAACCGCTTTAGGTATTATTTTACAATTATAAAAATCACCAATTCTTAAAACTAATACCGGAGGTGCCCCAAACGATGTATTTAACGCATCATTTTGAACAATTTGTCCCTTGTCTCCAATAACTGGTATTGTCTCACCCGGTCTAACACATTGATTAAGAAATGTTAAACGAGCGTTTAAACCTTCAGGTGTCATAGAGTGAAAAGCAGGATTAAAATATTTAATTTTTTCCTGAATTGAATCATATAACATTGGAACTTCTTTTTTCATAACATCAAAATAATCACATTCAGAAAGTAATTTTCTTAAAATTAATTTACTAATACCTTCTTTAATTGTTTTTTCTGTTCTATATGTCGGTTTTGGTTTTATAGGTTCTTTTTGTTCAGAAATAGTTTGTATTGGTTTATCTTCTATGATAGGTTCAACAGGTTTATCTGAAGGTATATCTGTGACTACTATATTTTTAAAAACAACACGTCTACAAGCCATTGCCGCAACAGAATAAACTTGAGCCAATTTATTTGACGCTGTCGTATTTGTCGAAGATTTAATGTCTTGATGACAATCAACGGATGAACCAAAAAGCCCATTTGCACTTTTTGGAAATGAAATTGTTTCAATTTCTCCTTTATCCGTATTACCCTCAAAAGTTAATGTTTTTGTTTCATCAATAAATGGTTTTAATTTAGTTGTTTTTAAATATTCAATTACTGAATTTTTTCTTCTAACTGATAATGTAACATTATAATCATCCTGTGCCGGAGCTGAAGCCGAACTTGCTAATGAAATTTTAATAGTTCCTTTTTTTTCACTTAAAATTTTAAAAGCGTCCTCAATAAAACCATCATTTATTTTAGTAAAATTATCAATAACTACATTAGTAAAAAATGGTTTAACATTAAGATTTGGAGAATTAGCAATAAATAACTTACTTGATTTATCAACATATGTATCTTGATTACTACTACTACTGTAACTATCGTAATCTGATTTATACGTAGAACTTGGAATTTGTGCAGTTTTGTTACGTGGTCCCGGAACGTCATTATCAAAATAAAACCCTAAATTCAAATAACCATCCAATAAATTAGCAACTGATGTGTCAGTATTTTGCTTTTGAGTAGAATTACCCGCAGTAGTTTCAGTTCCAACTGTTGGTGTTCCCTGTACACTACTAATAACTTCTTTAGCCGTATTACTATCTAAATTAGGGTTATTTAATATTTGTTGATAAGTATATAAATCTTTGGTTGGAACCATATTAAACTTTTTAGCCAATTCATAAATGTCATATTTAACACATCCCGCAAAAAACGAATCAATAATAGAATTTATTCTTTCTTTGTTTTGACCTTTTAATTGTTTTTCAACAAGAACATTCATAACTGAAGGGTGGTCAACAATTATTTTCCAACTTAATACCCCAACTCTTCTTGTATCTTTATATGTATAAATTGGTTCCGGTCTACCTAAAAATGATGTTTCAGTCCAGTTAGCATTACTGTTATCAGTAAATTTAATATCATATGGTGGAAACCACATAACTCTCCCCCCATTTGGACCTTTTTCACAAACAGGAAGTTCGTCGTAAGTATAACCTTGTTTACTTGATGTTCTCCAAGCTAAATTTTCAATTGAGAACATATATTTTTTAGCATATCCCCCAATACCATTTGGTCCGTCAGCAATAATATTTGTTGAACCCGGATTTCTTGTTGGTGATATGTTTAAATTAAATGTGTTATCAAATACTGAACTAGCAAATTTTCTTCCTGATGTGGTTATACCATCAACTTTTTGTAAATCATTATAAGTGTAATATGGAGTGTCTTTAGTAAAAACTCTACAGTATTCAATACCGGCTTCTCCTCCGGTTGTTTGGTCTGTATAAGACACAACTTGAGAACCTTTGGTCATTTCTTTATAACCATCGTGGAATACTTTACTAACTTGGTTAATTGCGTTACCAACGTGTTTTAATCTACTAATTCCTTGGACATTATCCGCCGAATTAACTAATCTTTGTGTTTCATCTAATATAGATGTCGATTTGAATGTAAAATTTGTTGATTCGTCTCTTGTGTAATTACTACTAATTAAATTATATTCCGGGTCCGCAGAACCTGAACCACCTCCGGGTGTTGCTTTGAATCCCGCGTTTGGTTTATATTTTGGTGAAGTCCAAACAAACTGTCCATCAATACCTCCACCATCACTTAATGATTTTGCAGCAAGACCAAAGTTAAGAGTATCTTGGTTACCCTCAAATAGAATACCCATTTCAGAAGGACCATATACCGGTGATTGTTCTTGTTGTCCAAAAGCATTAACAGGAACTTGATTAGGTGGTGATGTTATTGTTGATGGTTCAGCATTTCTACTACCAACATAATAACCTCCAACTAATGTTCCATTATCCGGATTTATTAAATCAATAATTGCCTGTCCAATACCTAATAACCCACCAAAATCTTTTCTGTAACTTGGCTGATATCTATTGTATTCTAAATTTCTAAATAAAACAGACCTTTGACCGTTTCCTGTATTCGCTAAAAATATTTCAGATGGGTTTCTACTAATATTTAATATTGGTCCTAAAAATCCACCAGTAAGTTGATTAACAACATTTAAAGCGTTTGATGTTTGTTGTGTTTGACCATTTCTTGTGTTATCACTAAAATAGTTCCCCGGAATTGGTGATACCGGCCAATACGCACCACCTAATCTTGTTATTAAATCGGCAGCAGCTGTAATAGGGTCTTCAGGGGATGTAATCTTCCAATTTCTATAAACTAAAGGTTCTTGTCCGGCTATAATTAAACTAGCTTCAAATGGGTCTGATAATGACTCCAAATTAACTTGACCAACAGTATTGATAAAAATTTGTCTAGCAATTCTTTCTTGAAAAAGTTCATTTAATTTTTGACCTCCCAATCTCGCAAGAAAGGAATCCTGAGATAATAATCCATTAGTACCAACAGGGTCAGATGATAATAAAATTGCATATGGTGAATATAATGAAGCAATAAAATTTGTTCCGTAAGGTTGATGTATTGGTTGACCTAATATTTGTGTTGTCACACCATACATATCATTGAACCCACCAACAGGACCATAGTAATTATCAAGATAAGCCGCATCAATAAAAAATTCATTAACTAAATCTAATACAGTATCGTTAGGACTATACTCGCCCTGATTTGAATTTACAGGAAGTGGAGCTCCGTTATAATTAATATCTAAATTATAACCACCGTTAGGTCCGTATTCATTAAGAGGATAAAGTTGATTAGAAAAAATACCATTAGTAATTAATTCATTTGGAGAATCTATAACATTTGAAACATTTAAAACTGTTTCGTATGTTAAATTACTAACAGGTGGTGAATACACACCGGCAATGTTATATGGGGCTAAATTTCTAGCCATTAAAACATCTCTAAACGAAGACGATGATGCAAACGATAATGTACTATTTGACATATTTTTTTCTTTTATAATAAATAGGTTAACAACCTATTTTAAACGTGGTTATTGTTTAACAGGATTCATTTTAGCCATACCTTCTGTAACAGGTGCCGGAAAATTAGCGGATGCTTTTCTTGATTTTGCAGGATTTGTTAAAACAGAATTAAAAGATTCTTTTTCAAATGTAGCAGAACAAGCTAATAAGTTAAGTACTGATATACCA